GTAATTCTTCTTTGTCTTTGCCATATGCTTTGCTTTCAGCTGCTTTTTGTTCTGCATAGGTCTTGCCAAATACTTTCATATAAAAATGGTCTCTTGGATTTGGTGCTGACCACGCCAGTATCAAATTGTCAAATTGTCTTTGAGTGATACTAATATTTCTCATTGAAGATGGATGTTCTTTCTTCAACGATTTCATTTCTTTTAGAAACTTAATACGATTGTCGTATTTCTCTTTCTTACCTTTTTGGTCTTTTATTGTCGCCGTCTTAAACTCACTAAACATCATTTCTTTTGTGTAAGTAAAGCTCATATTTTATACCTCTCTCTCATTATTATTGTTAATATTAACATACTGCCCTAATATTGTCAAGCAGCCAATAAACCCACATTTTACACTATTTTTAGGAAAAACGGCGGGTTTAGAGGGCGCTGTGTAGGGTTTAGGGAGCTCCCTTGATACATTGCTCATACTATTTTTTAGTCTTTTTTGCACTTTTCTTCTTTTTAGTTTTGCCTGACAAATATTTAGGTGGTTGCTTTTTCATCTTCAAAGGCAACTCTAATTGTTCAGACTTCTTAATATAAGTTTTAATGTTTCTCATTAATTTGTTGCAAATATCTTTACAACTATTTAATTCTATCAAACAATAAACAAAAGCACCTCCTGCTATTGATAATAGAATAACTCCGAATAATCCTTCTGACATCATATTAAACTCCTTGTCCTGTTATGTCAAATGGGTCATTTGCTAAATCACCCATTGGTATCTTATTAATATTATCTTTGGGTGCATATTCCTTTTCAAAGTCTGCGACTTCTTTTTCTCTATATGCAATCCCTTCATCAATCTTCTTAATGGCCATTGGTGTATTGCCACTAACAAGTTGAGCCTTTATGTCTTTCAGTTCTTCAATGACCGTTAATACATCAATCATCTTCTTACTTCCCTTTTACCATTTCGTTTTCTAAATTGATACTAATATCTATATCACTTTTATTTCTCTCGGTCAGGTTGTCTTCAATCTGACTAAAATAACACCAGTAAGTACCACCATTCTCATTCGTAAAGGTAATGGCACCTGTATAGTTTAAATCTGTATCATATGTTTGGGCATTCAAACTTGTGTCGTTCTCAGCCGCAATATCAGTTGTTTCTGTTGCGATACCGATATTGATTATCTCGCCTGTTCTTCCGTGATTTGCTTTGATTGTATCACCTACATTTATTATCATAATATACTCCTAATTTACTTTCAATTTTCTTCTGATAGGATTTCTTGTTAATGTTAGTTCAGGATTAAAGTCTTTTCTGAAACCTTGTCTATCATAAGATTGACCATAATCGTTGAACATAGATTTGTCTCCTGCAGCCGTATCACCGAATACATCTTCATATGTTTGATAGTATTGGTTTTCATTAATCAACTCTACCTTTGAGACTTTAGCAAAGTTGGTTGCTGTTTCTTTGTAATTCCAATCAAGGAATTTTACAATTTTTAGTTTTACTTTATCTGTAAAAATATGTTTATACTTGTTAGGTACATTTCTGTAAACCGTTTCATAAGCATAAAAGAATTCACCTTGATGTTCAGGATCCATATATTCTCTTAAATAACATACATTGAAAGTCTTGCCATCAATATATTCAGATATTGGTTTTCCTTCAAAGTTAATTCCTTCAAGTGCTTTTGTCATTACGATAGTACCTTTCTCAATATTATTATTGTTGTAATCATTGTAAACATTAAAATAAAAAATGAAGTAATCATATTAGTTTTCAATACTCATTACTTCGTCAACATTGTTTTCGTCAATGCCACATAATCCGACATTCTGTACTGATAAGATTTTACTCTTACAAGTATCCCAATCAAATTGACCGTCTTTCATTTTGTTGATTAGATTATCAACTTCTTTTTCGGCTGTATCCCAAGCCCATTGCATAGTTTTAGACATAGTGTTGTCCTCCTTTTAGTGTGTTATTAATTAAATTCATACTTAATAGTATCATATCTGTGGATATTGTCAAGCAAAAAGTGAGCATAATATTAAGAAAAATACCCCATTGTATAACATATTCCGACTATAGAAACCAAGGAAAGTGTCAAATTTGTGATTATTAGAGACATTTCTTTCCACATAATACCTACGATACACCAAATCAACCCTCCTAGCACCATTACTAGAGGGCCTAAAGGGTATATTCCAAGTGAGTTAATACCTGTTCCAAGTATCAAAGTGAAGGTTCCTAACCATTTTAGTGTGTTTTGCATAGTGTTTTTATTCATCATACATACATAATACCACACTTTTTAAGCGTTGTCAAGCACTTTTTTACACTATTTTTTGTTGATTTTAGGGGGTTTTTAGATGAGCCAGTTGTACATTGCTCTCATTGATAGTAGTAAATACATCAATTCCATCAAAGCTCTAGGGTAGTCTTTATCTCTATATCCGAAGTAGACCCACATCATACACGCTATAATTGAAAGGAACCAACCTATCCATTGTGTATTGACATTTGCTTCAGATAGAATATAAACGGAGGATACAGCGATTGCTAGTCCTATCCATCTATCTTTGTTCTTAATCTTTATCCATAAATGTTTCATATCCTGCTCTCGCTATGTAATAACTATCTACAATGTCGGTAACAGGATTTTTGAGAGTTTGTTGGTCTAACGCTTCCATTAGATTAACTCCAGTCTCTTCATAAAACTTATCGTACATCTTCTCTTTGTCAGCATTACCTTTACCAGTTGCTAACTTCTTAACTACAGATGGAACAAGTGTTTCAAATCGTATACCTTTTGTATATAGTTTATGTTTCAATAGTCCTGTATTTTCAGCAAGATTGAATACTCTTCCTTTACTACCAAAAGAGTAATCTTCTATAAAAACATATGGGTTTATAGTATTACCTATAACTGATTTAAAAACAAAATCAGAAATCTTATCGTGTCTTTCTTGTTCGTGTTTCCATTCTGGCATTGTACGACCAATAATCATACCATCTGCAAACACGCCTTCGTACTTTCTCACCGTAGTTAAATAATAAAACTTACAATTCTGTAAGGGGTCGTCTATAATAGGTTGTCCGTCCATAACACATACGGCAGGACAGGTTAAAGAATAATCAATTCCAAGTATCTTCGTCATCTGTGGTATCCTCTGGTAAATAATCATCAACCGGTTCATCTATTGAACCGCCACAAAACGGACAGGTCATTGGTTCTAATTCTTCATTTTTCCACGAAATAATAAACTCCTCTTCGCAATGAGGACATTCGTACTTTTTCTTTTCCATTATAATTTGAATTTCTTAAACTGGTCTTTTTCTACATCCTGTTTAATACCACCAATAACATAACTTTCTATTTCAGTTTCTTGTGGTGCATTTTGTAAACTTCTGCTATTGAACCAGTGTTCAGTCCAAGGTAAAGGATTTGTATTACCTTGGTCATAGATTGGTTTCATACCAATAGCTTTCATTCTCTTGTTTGCTGTCCATTCCACATAATTGTGTAATAGTTTTTCAGAAAGTCCAACCATTGAACCTTTACTGAATAAATGTGTTGCCCAACGCTTCTCTTCTGCTACTGCGTCTTTGTATAGTTGTTCAACATATTTCTCATTGTTCTTAATAACCTTATTCATAACTTTATCGTTCTCTGGTCCACGATAGTTATTAATAATTCTTTGTGATACAGCAAGGTGTTGGCTTTCGTCTCTCGCAATAAACGATATAATCTTCGCACTACCTTCCATTAGTTTTAATTCACCAAAAGCAAAACTACAAGCAAAAGATACATAAAATCTTAAACCTTCTAGTATGTTTACGGTAACTAATGTACGCCATAACTTTTCTTTTAAATCGTATTCATCAATCTTTTGTCCTAATTGATGTTTCATACCTGTATTAATCAGTTCATCATAATGACTGGTAACAGATTTACTTCTTCTCTCAATCTTCTCATCTGATATAATAGTATCAAATACTTCTGCTGGGTCTGAATATAAGTTCTTAATGATGTATGTATAACTTCTACTATGAATTGTTTCCATAAAGTCCCAGGTTACAATACAACCTTCTAATTCTGGTAATGATACAAAAGGTAAGAAAGCAAGACACGGACCTCTACCTTGTACACTATCTAACATAGTTTGATATTTTAGATTAGATGTAAAGATAAACTTCTGTTCTGGTCTTAATACTGACCAATCAGACCTGTCTTTTTGTAATGATACTTCTTCTGGTCTCCAAAAGAAACCTAATTGTTGTTGTGTTAACTTATCAAATATAGGATACTTCATATTGTCGTATCTTTGTACCTGTAAG